CCCAAATACAATTTTATCAAGATTGAACATAGTTTCTTTACCGCAATTCACATATGAATTAAGAGCAAATGAAGTGACTTTGAAATCAATCACACATTCTAGGCTTTCAACCATATTTGGTTCAAAATCGGAGAACGTCATAACAATAACAGGTAAAGAGATACAAAAGTTGCCTCACAACTTTGTTCATGCTTGCCTATCAGGTGATCCAGAGGGTAGATCATTCATGGGATTAACACCAGATATAATGTTTGATGATAATTCGTTTGTTGAGATTTCCACGACAAGGGTCAATACCATTGAGGCTTTACAGAATTCAATTAACACAAAATTGACCAAATATAAAATAATAATTGACAATGTACCCGACTTTGATGTAATATCTGTCAATCTCCATTACTGTCTAAGTTACAAAACCGGCAAACTTGATCCATCTCAGACAGATAAAATCATTTCAGCTTACAAACAAGGCCTTAATATCCTGTTAGAATACAAGAAAAGATTCAGGCTAGATGAAGTCATCGCTAGCGAAGCAATGATAAATGAGCTAAAGTTCCCAGATGTTTTTGTGAATCGTGGCATAACTGATTACAAGGATGATTTTACACTCATACGGAAGCAATTTGAAACTTTTGATCAATATAAATCAAAATTCACTGATTGTGTGTTCGAAATTGATCCGATAATTAGATTTCCTTATGCAGATTATTGCTCCGATGGTGACATGCCAATGTTGCCTCAATCAGGGTTGATGGAGAGAATTTGGTCAAAGGCTCTTTTCAAATTCACAAATTCAACAAAAGATCCTGACATAAAACTAGAGACTCTATTGCATTTGAAGCAAATTGAATCAAGATCGAAACAAAAACCATTGAATAAAATGTCGGGTTATAAAGATCAGTTTAAGGTTGATTTAACTTTGGACGATAGGTTGCAGTTAGCATTGAGAGGATTGTGGGCAAAGAGATCATTATCATCTCACCCACTGATAAAGTCAAAGAGAGACAGAAAGAAGAAAGGAATAGATATTAACACTGACACATCGGACATCAGAGATTTCATTGAATCAACATCAAAAATTCAATTCGAATCACTAAGGGTCATCGAATTAATAGTTAGAGAAATAATTCTGAATTCTAAGCGTAATCTTAAACAGAAAAACTTCATAATAAGAAAGTTGCTAAACATAGATTGTTATGTTTTGATTGTTCCAACAAAGAAGGCTGGGGATGATGATAGGCCTATATTCTACTCTATAATGTTTAAGTGCAAATCCATTCACAACGAAGGAGTTTTCCAGAGGTGTTTTAACCTTTCTGATAACTGGTTTTATACTAGCTTTAATTCAATAACTTTAAAACACTGTGAGCAATTAATCGGAATTGATCTGCAAATTAAAGCTCATGAGTTATCCATCAAAGAAGAAATGGGTGCCAATGAAGAAGCATTGAAGAGTTTGATGCTGGTTCTCATGTCAGATAATAACGAGGTTAGTGTGTTTTGCCAACAGTTGAGGTACTATTATATGGAATTATTTTCCGGTAAACCAACATCAATTAAGGATTCAGAAAAGATATCAGAAAAATTCCCTTACCCAGTTAGAAACCGGCTAACCATATACCTCATAAACAAATTGTTCAAAATTCACCACTCTTTGACAAAATCATCAATGAGGAAAATCTTCAAATATGAAGATTCTGAGGAGGTTGCAAAGGATAGGCTCCCTGAAGTAGAAACTCCATTTGGTTTTAAAATCACTAACCTACAAACCATGCTTAGAGCATCATACATGTGCATGCTAAAGAATAAGGATGCCCAAAATAAGGGTCATGATTCAAAGATAGTTTTAAATAAGATGCTCAAATGGGAATATTTTAGAATGTCAAAACCAAAAGAACCTCCAAAGAAATTATCTGATTTCAAAGAATTTGATTATTGTGAGGACACTATAAGAAGTTCAACCTCAAAGTATCTCAGACTGTTGGCTTCACAATCATCCATGAATATCACAAACTTTCAGACAAACGTCAAACTTAGATCAACGACAAGAACAAGGATGGCAGATTTATCATCAACAAAAAGTTCCTCGATCTGTGATGGTAAAATGGATAAAGACACCAGATCAAAGGTGTTCATAGAATTACTAAAACTTCAATGGGACTCTCCTTATTTGTTTGGGAACATACCTAAGTTGATCGATGAGTTTTCATGGGAAAATAAGAGAGTGTCTATATTCAAAAAGAATCAAATCGGAGGTGTTAGAGAAATTTACATATTGCCCATTGAATATAGATTAATTGTTAGAGCATTAGAGGATGTTTCAAGGACAATATGCGAATATGATAAATCTGAAAAACTTACAGATCCTGTTGGTAGGGATCATTTTATAGATTCTCATTTCTCTGAAGTGTCGAACAAGTCAAAATTTGAATATCATAGGACACTTAAATGGAGCGGTGACATGTCAAATTGGGCCAATTTGTTCACAATGGATCAGTTCATGATAATGATCGAAGAACTTTTCCCGGATGAGCTAATTCCAATGTCAAAATTCATTTGTGAAATAAATAAACAGAAGATTTTTAGAATACCAGATCAAACAGTTAAGAATTTTAAAGAGAAACCAAACAACGTCTTAAACGGGGAGTTGAATCTTTTAAAGCAAAGTTGGCTATTAGGAGAAGAGCCGATCATTGATGAGAATTCTTTCAGTATGGTTTCAAACATGATGCAAGGAATATTCCATTACACTAGTAGTCTGTATCACTCCATCTACATGAATGAATTATCTCAAAGAATCAAAGAAACATTCAATGATGTCATATTCAATTATGAGGTTTCATCAGATGACGAAGGAATTTTGATGACATTAGGATCAGATGATGAAAAAGAGCTAAGATCTAGAATAGTGAATCTTGAAAGAGTGTTTTATCATGAGAAACAAAAATTGGATCTCCAATTCGGAGTGAGGACATCTTTCATAAAATCCACCTTAACTCACAAAGACATATTTGAGTTCAATTCGAAATTTTACGTTGGCAATTGCATATCAAGTCCGATGGTTAAATTTGTGGCTAGATCAATTGATGATAACCCAGCTGAGACTCTTAAGGATAGAATATCTAGTTTCCACTCACAGCTCAGATCTCTGAGAGAGAACGGAGCTTCAGGAGAATTTTGTCATGAGATATCAAAATTACAAAAACAACTTTTCCTGCGCAACATAGGTGACACTATGAGTTGGTTTGATAGTGGTGCAGAAGAAATCTTGTCAAGATACAAATTGAGCTATTTCGGTTGGTTTGAAGTTCCATCACCTGAAATAGCTGGATTAGTTTCAGTCGAGTATTTTGATTGGTTGACAGTGACAAATGACCTTTCACTAATACCTTTAGCTAGTAAGGTTTTGCCGAGAGCAGGATTGCTGCTAACTGATAATTTGAGATTGAGATTTGATTTGTGGAAAAAGGATAAGTACAAGAGAGTTTTGGAATCATTGGGACTTCAACCAGAATTTTCTTTAACTGACTTAGAGTACTCGATGTCCAGACCAGAATCTGTGGAATGCGAGAGAAGGTTAGTGGAATTAATGGCATTAACTCCTGGCGTCGCAAAGTGTTTCTCTAGAATAGATAGAAACGAGTGTGTATCTCTATCGTCTTATCTCTTATACTCGGAAATATTTCTGGGAAAATCATTGTTTGAACTTATTTCGACAATTGATCCTGAAGAATCACTTAGCATCCAATTTTTGTTCCCATTATGCAAACAATATGAAAGGATAAGAGCCATAACAAGCATTCAAAGGCACAGGATAAGACTGGATAATCCTAGAAGAGTTCACTTGGGATCGTACTATCCAGCTGTTTCAAGAAATGTTGAATTCTCGAACATCAAAGATTCAATATCACTTCTCTGGTTCTCTTCAAAGAAAGTTAGCGAATTTCAACTTAAAAAGCAAATAGATAATATAACCGAAGTTTTACCGTGGTTTCACAAGGATCCTTCAATATGTTTGTCACAATCTCCATTTGAGAATTACCTTGAGTTGAAGGCGTTCGTTGAATCAATGACTAAGGTAGACAAACCAATGAAAATCTTAAGCAGAGCAAACAGAGTTGGTGATGTTCTTGAGTCATTGATTGAATATGATACTTATTCAGGTTTCCGTTGGTCAACTGGGATTAGCAATCTGGATATAGTTGATGAACACAAATTGTTAACTTCGGTCATGAATTATGAAGGCGCATTTCTTAGATGGCAGAAACTATCACCATACATAAATGATAAATTATCAAATGTTTTATTGCAACACCTTGAGAATTATAAAGATATAGATAGAGAGGTGATCATGTCGATCATTAAAACATCACATAAGCTTAGGGCCAATTTCCATTGTTGCATGTCTTTGGTGTACGGGATAATAACCATTGATGAATTCATGTCGTTGATAACAGACAACTTTAAGTTTTATGAACATCACAGAGATTTCGAGGTGATTAGAATAAAAGCAAACGGCTCATGGGGAGAATTCAAAGTGATGAATGGTATGTCTATAGAATCTGTGGTTGAAGATATAAGCAACCCATGGCAGGCTTACCTTATTGAACATGGGATAACATTAGGAGGCTCAATAACGACAGGATCAATTCATATTCAAAAAGAGCAATTTGAATTTAAAATAGACAAAGGAGCTATAAGAATAACCAATGGTGAAATGGTGTCAACAATAGTTGGCAGCCCATCAGCAGTCGGGAATATCAGTTTTGACATAGACACTAGAGTAAATGAAATAAACTTCTTGCTAACTGGTTGGTTCAACTTTGATAGTGAGCATCATCACACTATAATAAATACAATGATTAAATTCCCGTATACAAAGCAGGTCTTAAAAGATATGATCAAATTGAGCTACAGAAAAACAACAGTGATAAGGATTAGAGAGCGTTATGATATGAGCAATGAGATTTTCATTGATGACATTGATGATATTTCTGAGGGCAAAGAAGAAATGAAGCCCAACGACACTTATGATGATTTATTGAATGCTATAGATGATGTTGTCAGAGATACAGTTCCAACTGAGGAGTATGATTGGACAGAAGATTTCATGCAAGATTATTTAGATGATGGATTCACTTCGTTGAACATGACCCTGCTCAAATAATAAACACTAGCTCATCTTTCCTTGTTCAAATATTTGTTGAGATATATAGTATATTATCAGCTGGAAACGCATCTAAAGAAATGAAGAAGTTTTTGAATGAGTGTGATGTTCATTTTAGACAAACCAGTCAAATAATTCTTTCAAAGTCAATTAAAAAGATGTTATCAT